GTTACATATAGAGTATGCTAAAAAAATATAACCGAGAACAATTTGTTCAACAAGCCAATCGGATACATAATAATTTTTATATCTATAAAGATATTAATTATGTTAATTTAGAAACAAAAATATACATCGAATGTCCAATTCATGGATTCTTTGAAAAGTATCCGTTTGTGCATTTAAATATTAATAGTGGTTGTAATAAGTGTGCTCAAGAAAAGAAATTGAAAAAATCTTTTGATGAATTTGTTATTAAGGCTAACTTAAAATATAAGAATAAATTTGATTATTCAGAATCTGTCTATGTAAATGTTAATACAGATATAAAAATAAAGTGTCCAAACCATGGTTTTTTTACTCAAACACCAAAAACGCATTTAAAATCTGTGTATGGATGTAATTTATGTAGAATAGATGGTGTCACATACAATACACAAGAGTTTATTGAAGAATCCAATAAAATCCATAATTATTTTTACAATTATACCAAATCTAACTATAATGGAATTAATGAAAAAATTATTATAATTTGCCCAACTCATCAAGAATTTTCGCAAAAAGCTGGTGCCCATATGAAGGGTGAAGGTTGTATAGAATGTGCGAATGATAAAAGACGAATGGGTAATGAAAAATTTATATATGAAGCTAAATTAGTTCATGGAGATAAATATGATTACAGTAAAGTTAATTATATAAATAATGACACAAAAGTAATTATTGTTTGTGACAACAAAAATCATAAAGAATTTGAGCAAGCTCCCGGTAATCATTTAGCGGGAAGAGGTTGTAAAAAATGTGCCGTTGACAAACAAACTTTTTCTTTGGAAGATTTCATCACAAAAGCAAGACTTACTCATGGCAATAAATATAATTATTCTAAAAGTAAATATATAAATAATTATACAAAAATAGAAATAGAATGTCCTAATCCAAAGCACAAATCATTTTGGCAAAAGCCCCCAGATCACTATTATCATGGTTGTCCTAAGTGTGCAAACGATCAGCAAAAAATTAGAGCTTCTGATACCCAAGAAGAATTTATACAGAAATGTATAGATACTCATGGAGATAAATATGATTATTCATTAGTGAATTACGTAGGGGCGAGGGAAAAAATACAAATAATTTGTAAAAAACATAAGGAAGTTTTTAGTCAAGTAGCAATCTATCATTCTCATGGCTCAAATTGTCAAAAATGTGCTAAAAGTACAATTTCAGGACCAGAATTAGAATGGTTAGATAGTATTGGAATTTTACCAGAGAATAGACAATTTACTATTAAAATAGAAAATAAAAGAGTAGTTGTTGATGGTTTTGATCCTATTACCAATACAGTTTACGAATATAATGGTGATTTTTGGCATGGGAATCCTAAAGTATTCAAGTCGAAAGATATAAACACGTCTACCAAAACCACATTTGGTGAATTGTATGCTAAAACTATTGAAAGAGAAAATTTAATAAAATCCGCTGGTTACAATTTAGTGGTAAAGTGGGAAACTGATATAAATTAATCATAGCTACAACATTTATTTTAACTCTTGATATATAATAAAGAGCCACATTATATTTACGGAGAACTATTATGACAGGATTTGACAGCCCCATAAGTAAAAAGAATATTAAACCATCTCAACAAATGAGAAATTTTGAAATTCCGGATGAATCGGAGCCAGAATTTAATGTCGAAGCAGCCATTCGTCAACCTGGAATGAAGCAATTGAATATTAATGAGCTTCAAAATTTTCAGACCCGATTAAATGAATCACAAACTCCACAACAAGATTTTGAAGCATCTCAAGTTGAGCAAGAAATACGTCAAGCTCGAGAATTAAAAAGAAGTGGTAAAGAGAAGATTTCTGATGGCGCTAAAAAGCGTTTAGAAAGTCTTTTGGGTATGACTCGTTCTCAAAGGATAATAGATGTTGGGGGAGTGGAATTTATTATTCAAACATTAAGTGGAAAAGAAGCTCGTGAAGCAATTATGAATGCGTCTCAAGTAGCTAATTTAGAAACTCCATTTGAGATTAGAGTTCAATTATTAGCGCGTTCATTAGTATCCATTGGCGGAGTAGATTTCACACAATTTGTAGGTAGTTCTAATATAGTAAATAAATTAGACTTTATTGAAAGTTTTGATGAACATGTATTAGGGAGATTACATGATGAATATTTGATAATGACAGCAGAAGCTAAAAAGAAATTTGGAGTAAATAACGCAGATGAGGCTAAGGAGGTAATTAGCGATATAAAAAAATAATAAACGAGCCGGATCATAGGTTTCTTTGGTATTTATGTAAGGAGATATTTAAAACTACTCCTGATGATCCAAGAATAGTTGAAATGGATCCGGTTCAATATATGTGGATGTTTCAAAATTGGTTAGCAGATCAGGAAGATCAGGCAGAGTTAGCTAAAAATCATGCATACTTGCTAGGAAGTTTTTGGAATCCAGAAGCTGTTAAGCAATTAATGGGCGGTGGTAATGTTCATATGTCAACCGATGAAGAGTTTGAAGAATCGGTTAAGATTGTAGAAAGAGCAAGAAAGAAAACGCCTGTTGAAGCATCTAATAAGAGAAAAAGAAGAACAATTAAAGGATAATTATGGCTGATGATAATGCGACAGATGCACAGAGCTTGAAAGAAACTGGTGATGCAGCAACTTATGCTCAAAGTGCGTTAAACGTCTTTTCTGAAGCAGCAATGGGTGCAAGAAATGTCCTTGATATACTTAATAGCAAAGCTATCGAATTTAAAAGCACTTTAGATAGCACTGGCAGTTTAACTAAAGAACAAACTACTGAATTTGGTTTATTAACTACAGCAGTATTAGGAACGAGAAGAGCTTTTGATAATTTATCAGGAATTGACACTAGTTATTTAAGTACATTTTCTAATCAAATTAATGAATTGCAAAAAACTATATTAGAAGATTCTTCATTAGGAACGATGACAGAAAAAGCATTGGCTTTGGGACGAGCTTTAAATTTACCAGTTGATAAAGTTACAGAATTATTAAAAAATGGGGCTGGAGCTGTATTTTCTTATGCTAACAATCTTGCTGAGAGCGCAGATAACGGTTTAAGATTGCAAAACGCATATATTCAGTTAAGTGCAGCTACGGGTAATCTAAATGCCATTTATGAGACCGCAGGACCTAATTTAGATAATATAAATCTTTTACTATCTCAACAGCAAAAAATAATAACTGATAGCAGTACAGCAACTGGATTATCTGCGGAGGTTGTATCTCAATATTATGCTCAATTAGGAAGCGTTCCAAAGGCATTAGAAGCTACAACTAGTGGAATTGGTGGAACAACGGATAAAACTGGTTTATTAACAAGTGTTATTAGAGAGGCTACAGGTACTGGCAGATCATTTTCTGATGTTATTAGTGATATGAAGGGTGCTTTCAGAGATTATAATATTACGGGAGAAGAAGCCTTAAAGTTCACCAGTAGAATTAGTGAAATTTCCAATAATTATGGGATTGAGTTAGCTGATGTTCGAGATGCTTTGAGAAGCACAGGAGATCAGTTTAGGATGTTTGGAAATGAGGCGGAAGGTGCGGCTGAAATATACAATAGTTATTTGAGTGCATTACAGAAAACTGGATTAAGTGGAAATGCAGCAGTTGATGTAGTTCGTGGTATGGTAAACGGAATTAAGGAATTAGGAATTGCTCAAAAAGGATTTTTATCAGCACAAACTGGTGGTCCAGGAGGATTACTTGGAGCATTTCAAATTGAAAAAGAACTAAGAGATGGTAAAATTGATAAAGTATTCGATAAAGTAAGACAAAGTTTAGGAAAACAATTTGGTAGTATTGTAACTTTGGAAGAAGCAAGTCAGAGTAGTGCGGCAGCAGCACAATTAACTAAACAAATTCAAGTATTAAGACAAGGTGCTTTAGGAAGTTTTGCTAAGGATGATCAATCAGCAATTAGGATTTTAGAAGCCTTTAGGGCTCGCGATGAAGGAAAAGCAGTTCCCAAAGAATTAAGTCAAACTATAGTTCAAGACACTGCTAAATTAGGTTTAGATATTGAACAAAAATCATATAGTGAATTAAGCAGAATTAGAAGCTTATTAGAGGGAGCACGTGGCACTACTAACATAGCTAATTTAGGATTATTACAAAGAAGTGCAACTGCTGGTGTTGGAGAAGCTATTGTAGATGATGAAACACGATCTAAACTACGAGATGATTTAAAGCAAAATATGAATAAAGGTACAATTGAAAGCGGAGAAAGTACTTTTAATTATAGTAATGATCTAATTAATAGAAGTGTTAAAGATAGATCTGGACAATTTGCTTATCAAACAATTGATAGTATTGGAAAATTATTTGATCAATTGAGTCCAGCAATTGAAGCGCCAATTAAAGAAATTAAAAGTTTATTTGAGAGCGGTGATAATAAAGGCGCTGAGAGAACATATCAAGATTATTTAAACAAATTAAATCAGGAAAAAGAAGCTGCCTTAACTTTATCAAGAGGTGCACGGGAACAACAATTAGGACAAATTGAAAATGACAAAAGAAATTTGACTTTAGCATATGAGGCTTTGAATAAAGGTGCTGGTGATAAAACTAATTTATCTATTAATAATGTAGAGACAAATAGTGCAAATTTGATTAAACCTTTAACAAATCAAGTTATAAGTAATGCCGATAAACGAATAACAGCAGGTTCAAATTTAGGTGACGTGGCAGTTTCAGCCGCTTCAAACAATAAAAATGTGGTAACTTCAGGACCGTCATATATTCCTGAAAAAGAAAGTGTAAATAATGGTAATTTAGGGGATATTACAGTTCATGTAGAAGGTTATTGTATAAGTTGTGGTGAGAAAATGAAGAATAATGCTCAAAGCTATGCAGTAAATGTGGGACAAAGAATAGATAAGTAAATCATTAAGGATGCAAAATGGCAACAGTATCGCTAGATAGTTTAACAGTTGGAGTAGATAAATCTCAGCAATCGGTGAATAATAATATTCCACTTAATCAAACACAACAAGAACAATTTAAATCAGATGGTTTTAATTTACCAGCAACATTTGCATCAGATGGAAATGGACTACCATCGAGTAAAGTTACGAGTTACAGATCTGCCCATAGAAAAAGAGAGATTATTACTTGGTTAGTTCCTCAAATAGGAACTGTAACAATGTATGTTAATCCTAACAGGATTCAATATAAACATAAAAAATTAATAAGTAGAGATCGTACAAAAGGTGGATTTAGTCTATCTTTTTGGGGTGAAGATTTAGATGTATTAAGTATTAGTGGTACAACTGGAAGTTCTGGGATTGAAGGTATTAATGTTTTATATGAAATATACAGATCTGAGCAATATTCATTTGATGGAACAGGATTATTACTGGCGGCAAATAATGCAGCTTCAGATATTTCCAATAATTTAGTTAATGGGTTAGGCGGAGCACTTGGAGGGGCGATTAATGGTTTATTTGGAGGAGATCCTAGTTCTCCAACAGCGGCTGCGGGTGGAGCGGGATTATTGGGAGGTATTTTAGGATTAGATTCACCGAACAATACTTTAGCTATGAAAAATATTCCATCATTGGCACAACTGGCTTTTACGGTGGAGATGTATTATGCGGGTAAAGTATATCGAGGATATTTTGAGGATATGACAGTAACAGAGAGTAGCGATAATTTTTTGATGCAATATGATATGACATTTGTAGCTACCCAGATTCGTGGATATAGAACTAACAGATTTGGTTTTGAGCGAAGTGCAGTTGATGGAGCTTCATCATATACCACACCATATTCTTTTGATAGAAATGTGAAATTATAAAATTAAGGTAAGTATGAATAAAATTTGCTGTATGTGTAAAATAGAAAAAAATGAAATTGATTTTTGTATTTCTAATTTTAAAAGATCAAGTGGTTGGTGTAAAGAATGTCAACAGTTAAAATCTAAAGAATATCGTAAAAATAATTTAGAAAAAATAAAAA